TTTTCTTACTATACAAAGTAGTAATATGGTATATGGAATTAGAAGGACCTACTATGGAACAAAGTGGTTTAGTATCAATCGTTGTTGGTGCTGGAGCAGCGTGGTTTGGTTTATATACAGGAAGTAGAGCAAAATCGGATAAAAAATAATGGCATTACCTATACTAGAAGCACCAGAAAATAAAGGTCAGGTACAAGAGATTATATCTGACATAGCAACAGCAGTTTTTAAGAGTGCAAAAATATCTATGGAATCTGCTGCGAAAGCTGTCGTACCTAGTGTTCCTGAAATGGTAAATGAAGTATTAGATGATTTAAAAAGCGGTTCAATACAAAAGTTTAATCTGGCGATGGATAAATTAGATAAACTTGTCAACAAACTAGGTATTGATTTAAGACAATATAATAAAGAACTTGCAAACTTTGCTGCTAGACGAGAAGAAAAGATTACAAAATCAGAAGAAAAAATACAATTATTAAAAGAAAAAAATATCATAGCTGAAATTGAAAAATCAGGTGATATTAAAATATTATCAAATAAAGATATAGAAACTAAAAAAGATAATTTAAAATTATTAGAAAAGAACATTGCTAATTTAGAAAAAACAATTGAAAAAGATAGAAAATTATTACAAGAAAGTGACAAATTAAAAACCAGAGCTCAAGCAAATAAGAAAGAAGAAGTAAAACAAAATATTCTTAAATTAGATAATATGAAAAAAGAGAGAGAAACTGAAAAACAAATTTTAGGTGAAAGAGGTGAACAACAACCAGGAATATTTCAAAGAGGACGAGAAAGAGTAGGTAGTTTTGTAGATGAATATGTACCTGATCCAATAGCAGACGTCGGAAATGCGATGGTAGAAGGATTTATGGCACCTATCAATGCTGTTAAAGATTTAGGAAAATCATTTGGACAATTATTAAAACCATTAAAATTACTGAGACCTTTATTTACAGGATTATTAGGAAGTCTTAAAAAGTTTGCATTAGGATTAAAAGCTGGTTTTATAGCGATGTTACCACAAATTGCACTTGGTGCTGTAATTTTAACAGTATTAGGTTTGATATATCTTGCAATAACAAGAATAAGAGATTTTTTAGATAAATTTAAAGGTAAACCTGGTGGACCTGGTAGTGCTGGAGATATAGCAGGTGAGGCATCTCATTTTGGTATTGGTAATGAAGATAGTGTTGCTAAAGAAGGTGATATGTCATCTAAGGTGATGAGAAAAGGATTCCATGCTGACACAGGTGATAATAAGATGGAATTTATAAAACCAGATGACCCTCGTTATGATGATCTATATATGCAAAAATATGGTAAAGAAGCACCTAAAAAGGGTGAAGTGTTTATTGATGGTGAAAGAAAAATATTACCATTAACTGATGATGGACAATTAATTAAATCTGGTAATTTTATGGAAAACAGATCAAAACAAAATTTAAGATCGCCTGATAACTTAAAACCTATAAGTTATAAAGAAAAAGAACAAAAAATTAATAGTGTAATTGACAGCTCTGTTAAAAATTTTTCTAGTAATAATACTACTGTTACTGGTTTAAACGGTCCTAGAGATAGAGATATGGAGTTTTTTTACTACGCTAATCCATTATATCGTTAATAAGGACCTAAATCTTTTTCAGTAATTAATTTAAACTCTGCGCCATTGTCTTCACAATAAGACTTTGCTGCTGTCCATTTTGCTTGATTTTTAATATACTCAAAACTATCACGCATAAATGCTCTAGTTTTCTTTTTAGGTGTCTTTGGTGGTTTACATTGACGAGATGGTTTGATTTCAATAAGAAACTTTTTACCTTTAGATGTTTTTACAATGAAGTCAGGATAGTATGAATGATATTTTTTATCAATCGGATTGTAATACCTTATGGATAATTCTTCACTTGCCCAATTGGTTATATCAGGACTACGGTCACAGTGTAACATAAACTTACGCTCTAGTAGTGAACGATAGACTATTTTAGACGGGTCGCCAACATATTTTTTAGGGTTAGATGGGCGATATAAACCTTTATATGACTTCTTCATTTCGTTATAAATATTATCATTACAAGGATATTTAGATGAGTTTTACAAACAAAGTTTCAAACATAATAAAACAAAAAGTTGCAAGTAATCTAATTAATGGATTCAATAATGTGGTTGGAGGTGCTTATGGACAACCAAAAAAACTTGCTGCTAAACTGGCGAATAAGTCACCATTAGATATATCACAAAAACCTACTGCGCATATGGAGCCTTTAAATAATCCATTTTCATATGGTAGTGTGTATTATCCTGAAGAAACAAGTAATTTAGGTGAAGGACATTATATAATATTTGATATTATTAAACATAGTAAATCTACAGTTAGTTTACCAGGTGGAGTAATATATCCAGGCACTTTAGGAACTGTCGGTGAAAGAAAGGTTGATAATACAAAAAGATTAGAAAAGTTAATCTCTCAAGGATTTCAGGATAAAGATGAAAAATTGTTAAGAGTAAATAGTTCAGGATTAAATTCCATACCAAATAATCAACATCACACAACTATTTTAGATAGTATTATTCTTTACACACCACCCACAAATATTAAATTTGACTACAGCGTGGGTTATGAAAATATTGACACAGGTTTTGCATCACAGATTAGAAGTTTATTTGATGGATCTGGTATAATGGAAAAATTTGAAAAAGCAGGGGATGCGGGAGGCGCATTTTTAAGGACTGTTATCACATCTGCTATGGAAGTTGCGTTACCTGGGTTTGGTGCAACTGTACAAAAAGAATCAGGTACTGCTGTAAATCCAAATGCAGAAATGGTTTTTCAAGGTGTACCTTTTAGATCGTTTCAATTTCCATTTGAGTTTGCTCCAAAAAATGAAAAAGAAAAAGATAGTGTGCAAAAAATTATAAATCTTTTTAAATTTCATATGATGCCAGAAAAAGAAGGTGCTAATAGTGCTAAATTAAAAGTTCCTAGTGAATTTCAAATAACATATATGTATAGAGATGGTGCAAATATGTACATACCAAAAATAAGTAGATGTGTATTAAAAGATATGAGTGTGGACTATTCTCCAGAAGGTGTATTTACTACATTTAAAGGTGATGCTATGGGCGCACATCCAACATTAATTAAAATGGACGTGACATTTACTGAAACAGAGATTATGACAAAAGAAACAATAGCAAAAGGTCATTAATATGTATTTTAGAAATTTTACAAAAGGTATGTATGATATAAAAGGTGATGGTAATAAGAAATTAGTTACTGATTTGATGACACGTGTAAAAGTCAGAGAGAAAATATTAAATGAGGCGATGTTATATGATACCTATGATGTACCAAATGGTGAGAAACCAGAAGATACAGCATTTAAACATTTTGGTTCAGCACAATATCATTGGGTTATATTATTAACAAATGATATTACAGATAGATATTATGGATGGCCCCTAACAGACCAAGACTTTGAAACATATATTACACAGAAGTATGACAATCCAGATGCAATACATCATTATGAAATTACACAATCAAGTGGACCACAAACAGGAAATGGACCAGATGATTATTCATATAAAATAGAAGTCAATAGTACAGAACCTGGTGCGCAATCAGTATCCAATAGAGAGTATGAACAAAGACTACAAGATGAGAAAAGACAAATAAAATTATTAGATCCAAATTATCTAATAACATTTTTAGATGAATTTGAAAAATTAGTGAGAGATTAATGCTTGATGAAAATGATAGACCTGGTGCGTTTAAGCTATCAGATGTAAATTTAGTATCTTATACCACAGGAACAGCTGGTATTCTCAAAAGACTAAACATTAAAAATCTAATTACAGAAATTAATATCTATGAATCTTTGGAAGGTACTTTTTTGTCTGGTGATATGGTACTTACAGATGCTACTAACGCCATTGAACAGTTTCCTTTAACTGGGTTTGAAAGATTAGAATTTATATTCACCTCACCTAATACAACTAACGGTTATAACTTTTCTGTATTTAATGGTCACCCTATGTTTGTTTATAGTTTAAAACATAGACAAAGTATTAATCTAACAACTCAAATGTATGTACTTAAATTTATCTCGTTAGAAGCGATTAGAGATCAACAAACAAGAATACCAAAAGCATTTACTGGACCTATAGATCAGATGATTTCTGATGTGTGTTTTAATTATCTGAATACAAAAAAAGATGTACTAGTGGAAGAAACAAAAGGTAATCATAAATTTGTATCGCCATTGGTAAAACCATCTGTATTCATATCTACATTAAAAAACAACGCCAGATCAAAAAACTATGAAAATAGTGGATTTGTATTTTATGAAAACGCAAATGGTTTTAATTTTAAATCATATGAAGGACTATTCTGTAGGAAAGATGGTTCACCTAGACCTATAAAAATACATTATACCTTTAGTGTAAAAAATAGAAAAGCTACTGGTGACCCTGGAAAAGAAGTTGACGATTTACAAGGAGTAGAAAGTTGGAAGATATTAAATCAATATGATACACTTAAAAATATAACATATGGTGTATATGCAAGTCGCCTGATAACACACGACTCATTTAACAAGACTTTTAATGAACACGATTTTAATTATCATTTAGAATATATTAAACAAAATCATTTAGAACAAGACGCCAATGGCGGTAAGAGAGATGATAATAGTATATTACCTTTATTTAATTATGATAAGGGACAAACATTTAGTAGCAAGAGTGAAAGTGCGTTGTTCTTTCAAAGTCAAACAAATAAGATACACAACGATTATGAAATACCAGAACAAAAAGACATATTACAAAAACGTGTAAGTCAACATAGAGCGATTAATAGTTTAAAGATTGAAATAACAGTTCCTGGTATATCAGAAGTCAGAGTAGGTGACATATGTACATTTACACTACCAGATTTTAGAAAAACACCAGATGATGATTTAAAAGCAATAGATAAGTACATAACAGGTCGATATTTGATAAACGCCGTAAGACACCATATATCAAATATAAACAAAAGACATACAATGGTATTAGAATTAGTAAAAGACAGTTTTAACGTTGGGTATCCAGAAGAAGAAACTGATTACTTTACAAATAACGAAAGCGATAGGGGATTATTATATAGTGCTTCACAATTGGACGAGTTTGTATAATACTCCGAGAATCTCGCTAGAATCGCTGCTAGAGCGTGTAGGAAGCACGCTAAGGCGGTGGCTATGAGAGAATATATAACTAAACATATGAAAGAACAACTTTCACAATATAAGAGGATATAATGAAGATTAAAGAACAAATTAAGACAATCATAGAAGACTACTCAGAGGCGAGGGACATATCCGCCGAGTACAACAAATACGATGGTTTCTTCAAGGGACATCAATCGCCCGAAACCGTGTGGAACTTTGTAAAACACCCGTTTTTATTAAGAGTTAAAGGCCTTCTTGCGAGTCTTAAACTAATAAAGATAAGTAATAGTAGATGAGTGCCACCTTGCGTACACTATTTTTAAATAGTAACTTATGGCGCATGGTGACCGAATCAAAACGAGAGGTTTATTAATTTAAAAAAGATGAACAACGATAAATTTTTAGGACACAACGGCTTTCTGTGGTTCGTTGGCGTTGTGGAAGATAGAGCGGATCCTCAGTTCGCCGGTCGAGTACGAGTTAGGTGTTTAGGTCATCATACAAGTAATAAGAATACTTTACCGACATCTGATCTTCCATGGTCACAGGTGGTTCTCCCAATTACTTCAAGTGGTATCTCTGGTGTGGGTCAAACGCCGTTGGGATTAGTGGAAGGTTCGTGGGTGTTTGGATACTTCCGTGATGGTAACAATAGACAAGAACCGTTAGTCATTGGTTCTTTACCAGGGCGCCCGAGCGAATACGGTAATCCAAATAAAGGTTTTTATGATCCTAATCCTAGACCTGTTTTGGGTGATGATGCAAATGAAACAACTAAAAGTGTATATCCACGTGAAATAG